TTGGGTAAATAAGTTAATAGTTTTTATAATAGCCTGTGTTAAGCCAATAGATTATCTTTTCTTATCGAATATATGTTCAGTCGTCTGACATATATTACAAATGCTGCTTTGATTGGAACATTTGACAGTTGTACGTTATTACGTAATATGCTAAATTGTGGTTTGGGAATTTGCTTATTGTAGCATGACCTATTCTATAGTGCCTCGAGTGATTGGGAAAAATGCGTGGGCTAAATAAGTGATAGAATTGGAGATCAACGTATGAAGTTGTGAAAACAATTAGAAATGTTGCGATTTAAGAAAAATGGTTTTGAATAGTTTTTGGCCTTAACTAAATTAAATTTATTTAGACATTCTCATATTGATATATTGGATCACCCAGTTATAATAGACATGATTTTGTTTTTCTTACATTCACATGGATCACACATAGCTGTAAGATTGTAGGAGTTATTATATTATCAAGTTGATATAGATCACAAGGATATTTGTGAATATATTGAAGATGCAATTTTAGAAGGTCTTGTTGGCAAACAGTCTATTACATGGGATATTGCTATGGCTAAGTACAATTTTAATGATGACTCTTAAGTATATGCCTAGTTAAAGAAGAAATGTGGTTCAAATCATGCTAAGAGTGGTCTTATGTTAGACAGATTTATATAGAGTTGGAAATACAATGGTGCTTGAATGTTTAATTGGTATGTTCCAATCGATAATTATGGTGTTACTCGGGAGTACGCGTATTTAAGTTTTTGGCTAGCAAAATAACACCTTAAAAGCCAAATTGGAAAGGAATTTTCTCAATTGATTATGATGGTCTATGCTCTAAAGGGACATGAACACTTGGATAGCTATTTGAAAGTATAGTCTTCATCGTTGTTATGCCTTAATTTAGCTGATCTGCACACGGCATTCGGATTCACAATTGCTCTTAAAGGCAATGCTTTTATTGAAAAGAATCTTTTACCATGGATTGAACCAAAAGATGTGGGTTAGGTTGAAGATTTTTGAGATGGCAAGTCATTCTGATATTGGTTTAATTAAGAGCTATCAACAATATTGTCTTAGCTATGGCCTATGTCTCACAGGATATTTAGCCATGATGAATTGCGTCTGGCATTCAAATCAAATTTGTTGAGTGATGGAAGTGTTAAATTAGCTTAAAAATAGCATGACAGCAAAAAACAATATTATTTAAATCAGGACTTGGATTAGGTATATTCAAGGTGCTTTGCGTGAAGATTGCTTAATAGAAGACCGCGTTATGAATGTTATGCTGCTTAAAAATTGGAAGCTGTTAAAGTATGATAGTTTGTCAATGTTAATAATGAGAGCTATGAAGATATGACTTTTATCTATTCACTATTTGATTTTATAGACAAATCGCAGATTAGTGCTTTACATCCTGGTATAGGTATTGTTTCGCTTATGACGAAGAAGAGATGATTTGAATAAATATATTGTCGAAGTAATAATTTGTCGCATTGTTAATTACCTTTGGACATTGCAAAGTTTGATAACAATGTGTAATTATGGATGATGAGTGATATTTGTTGATAATTGAGCCTAATATTTGGTGATTTTTCAGATTTTCTGTTATATGTTGCTGATTAAATAGACCAGAATACTTTTCTTAATTACACTCAATCTAAATGGATTCAATAAGTATAATGTGGACTAATGTCTGGATTTAAGACTACTTCTATTTTTGGGTCCTTGATAAATCTATGTATATGTAAATCAATACTATCCAAATTAAATTATAAGGCAGAATTTTTAGCTGTTTTAGGCGATGATATTGATATAGGTTTTGGAATCAGTATCAATCCAGCGAACATATATAAACAATATGAACTTATAAATTTTCCGGTGGCTGTGGATAAAACCAAGTTTACTAAGGGGGCCAATTGTGGGACAGATTTCTTGCGTGTATAACATAGACGTATAGGTGGTAAATTCTATAGAATGGGATATAGCTGTCGAGCAATCAATTCTTTATGTTACAGCAAACCTTGGTAAAAGTCTGCTATTTTAAGTGATTATTAAGAAGGTTCAGTCGATACTAAATTACCAGAATCTTTATGGGACACGATGACTAAATATCACAGGTGATGTGCTAATAAGTGTTTATCTATTTGTTTGTTATACTTTGACATGCTGGCATAACGTATGAGAATAAATATATGATAGTTTTTCATAAGTGCTGCTACGCCAGATAATTCACCTTTGTTTATTTTTAGAGAATATAATAATCCATTTCTAGGATTAGGTGGCAGATAAGGTCTATAGGTTAGTTTAGAGTTAAAGGATCGCATGAAAGATCAGATAGTTGCAAGTGATTTTAGTTTAAACGAACGGACTATGGGCATAAATCTGGCTGTATTGAATGGGTATCATAACAATGCAGTAGCAATGGAGCTTGGATGATAGTTTAAGCAATCTTAACTTGTTGAATCTGATATTTTAGGTTCCGTTGTTAAAGTGGTCTGATTTTCTAAGACTTCTTTTTATGGTATCAAAGATGCAAGTAACTTAGCTTATAATGGAATGCTCGAAGATATGATGCGTAGTGATATTTTAGCTTTGGCTTAACCTTTTTGCCCTATTGATCTGAGACCATTGTTCAAATAACTCAAAGTTAAGATAAGTGACCAATTGCGCTAAATTTAACTGTTGGTCGAATAAGATCATTTGAATCAAAAGATTTTGCCAATTCTATTAAAGTATAGGCTAACTGATGGGTTGCTTGATTTATTGTTGTTTGATGGTTTGGGTGTATCAGTCAACCCTTTCTAAGCTG